GTTGCCTGTTGCGTTGGGCAGAGTGATAGTTTTGTCACTGCCTGTGGGGTCTGTTACAGCAAGAGTGGTTTCAAACTCATTGTCCGTAGCGCCTTCAAATATGATGCTGGCACCAAACGTGCTAGTGGTTCCTACTGCGGCTACTTCTGTATCAACGTACGCTTTAATAGACTGTTGAGTTGCAAGTGCTGTTGCACTGTCAGAGGACATGTTGTCTTCGTCGAGAATGTCCGTAACAGTCGTGGTTGGCATCGCAATGCTGTCAACGTACGCAACACCATCGATATATAGGTCTTTCCACTCGGAGCCGGATGCGCCCAAGTCGTGTGTATTGTCTGCAGAGGGAATAATGTTAGAGGCAACGTCGGCGGTAAGAGTCACGGTATCTGTTGCAGCGTCACCGAGAACAGTGTTTCCAGTTGCAGTAAGATCAGTGAACGTACCGGCTGCGGCGGAATTTGCTCCGATTGTCGTCCCATCTATTGCGCCGCTGTCGATATCAACTTTGCTGATGTCAACCTCGCCCGAGCCATCTGGTGTCAGGGCAATGTTTCCGTCGCTGTTCGTGCTTGTGATAGCGTTGCCATTGATGTTGATTTGGTCAACATCCAGATCACCTACCACGTTGGCAGCGCCCGTGATAGTCAGGGTGGCGGTGTCGATGGTCACGGCTGTCGATGCGTCGATGTCAACAGTCGGTGCGACTAGTTCTAGCTCCGTGTCCGCATCGATGTCAAGTTGACCGTCCGTTGTTGATCCGATAGTCAGCCCAGAGTCGCGGAACTGCAACTCCATAGCTGCGTTGAGGAGCAAGCCGGTGTCAGCAACGTGCGTCAGGTTTACGTCGTCATCCGCACCAAAGTTCAAGACGGCAGCATCAGAGCGAAAGAACACATCGTCCGGAGCTATCACATCATCGTCTTGCAGGGTAAGGGCGGTGGTCAGGGCTTCTGCGTTGCCCGTCTGGAAGACGAGCTTTACATCGTCTCCACCAGTGTCATCAAGGCTGTCCACTACGACGGCGTCAATCTTTGCGACATCTACGCCCGACTGCTGCGTATCTAAGGTTTCAAAAACAATAGAACCAACACTATCTGCCGCAAGAATGTCGGTGGACGTGTTGGTCAGGGTGATGACAGGGGCATCGTTTTTACGAACATTTAGGTTGACAAGATATGCGTTGTTCCACAAATAGGTAGTAGAGCCGAGATCAAAGGACGCGTTTGTTAGCGGCTGCAAGTGTGAACCTACGCCGTCTGCAGAACCGTCAGAAGCCGCTACAATAAGGCGATCAATGTAGGCAATGCCATCGAGATATAGGTCTTTAAACTCGGCAGAAGACGTACCAAGATCGATTGTATTGTCGCTACTAGGTGTTAGGGCTGTCGTTGTCTGTGTTAATTGTTGAGATGGTCCAAGTTTACTGATGGGTCCACCATCTCCTGCTGTGGAGCCGTCGTGCGTATGCCCAGACGACACGTTGAATGCTGCTTCGAGGGCGTTAAATTCACCGTCGAGAGGCGCAGCATTGATTACGTTGCCGTCCGCAATCTGATTCGTATCATCGGCGCGAGTGTAGCCTGCCATCGTTAGTTACCTTCTTCCGTACTGTCCGTACTCTATCACTGCAGCGTCGAGAGAGAACGGTGGGCCTGTGCCACTCGACTCGAACTGCAGAGACACAGTGAATCCGGAACCTTGTGTTTGTGTGTCAAATATAGACTGGAGAGATTCTCCGCTGTAAAAAGATGTTCCATATATCGCTGCAGGATCACCGTAAGTAGAAATACCTGCAGCACTAGATGTATTGTCTAAAGTAATTGTTGCTGGTTCGATAATTCCCGTTTCACTAAGATCATACTTCAGGTTGAAGTCGAGGTTGACTGTACCCTGCGGATCGGTGTAAATCGTAGCACGATACACGCTCTTACGTGTTCGGGGGTCTGTAATAGGAAAGTAAGGAGTTGAGAAACTAGCTGTGATGTCCGTCCCATCAAAACTGTTGCCCGACTCCATCTGGTATACGTAGCCGTCATCATTTGCAAAAATTACAGTTTCTGTTTTGCCTGTATATGTCGAATCTGCAACGTATGCTTTTATTCCTGTCGTCTCGGCCCAGTTTAATTCTGTGCCCTGTGCGCCTTGTATCTGGGTGCCTATGATACCTTTCGATGCTGCCGCTGTCGTCGTCGATGCAAATCCAAAGATACGATACTGGGACTTTTCTCTAATTGTTATAGATGAAAAAGAGGTGTTACCAGTTGTCAAAGCAACGATTTCTTTTTGTACTGGTTTAGTTACTGACGCTAGATTAAAATCTTCGTTGCGCTCTGTTCCTGCAACTGTACGCAAACCGTCCGGACCTAAGAAGATAACATCGCCTGATATTTCTTGTGCCGTGTCGTTTACAACGCAACCCATGTTGTCCGTAATCGGCTGCATCTGAAAGTCTGCAACACTGTTGCCGACAATGCGCGATATGCGATCTTCGGAGAAGACGATAAGTTGTTCACGAAAAACTATTAAATCAGTTACGGTGCTGCCTACGTTGATTATACCACCGCCGGAAGCTGCTGTAAAGTCATCATCTTCAAATGGCGCAGAAAAGATGAGGTTCTCACCCTTTGCAGCAAAGATGTGTTCCTTGAATTCTACTGCGTGGCTGGCACCCTGTAAGTCTGTCGGTCCGGAAAGTTGTGATAAATCAGAGGCAGTTATACCCGCAAGTATTAGGGGGTAGCCTATGCCATCAACAATAAAGAGCTTGTCGTTACCGTCAAAGTTGTACTTACAGAAACGTACGCGAGAAGAGTTTGCTCCGACAGTCAGAGATGTTGACAGGTCTACCCACGCTCCCGACCCAGATGCCCCTGCAAAAAGTTTTGGGTTACCGCCCGACTGATCTCGTGCTGCTATGACTCTGTCTCGAAAAAATGTTAGTCCTAATATGTTGTTTTGTCCGGTAACAACATTCGAATTAAACTTACTAAAACCCTCGATACGTCGATAGCCACCCTCTGTGGACGGTTCGAAGTTGATGAGGTTACGTGCAGAACCCGGAGCGGCACTGCCGTGCTGCAAGGGACTGAGGTTACTGATGAGACCCCCACGAAATTCGATGGGGTACGTCTGCCAACGATCAGGCATGTTAGGTTGCCCTTACATAATAGTTTTCATTTACAAGTATTTTACGCATGTTCTTCATGCCTTCGTCGAATTTGGTTTTCGATATTGAAGCCATCTCCATGTTGTCACGGAACATGTAGCAGTAGTACATAGCACCGTCTACGATCACATGTTTGTACGGCTCTGGTATCATAGGTACGTCATCGTGCAGAGACAGGTTTACAGGGTGTAAGAAATATTCGTACTCAACTGTGTACGCTTTATCAGGCATGGGTATGATGCCGAAGTAACCATCCTGTGTTCTAAATACGAACTCGGGCACACCACCCTTCGAGGTATCTGTCTCATCTTCTTGATCTATGTAGCGGTCAACGTATTCTACGTATGTAATCTTACGTAGCTTACGTGCCCTGCCTAAGTCGAGACTTGTGTCACGCTTCACTCGGAACGTATCGAAATCTACATACTTAGCTTCATCTGCAAACGAGTAGCGAGTCTCCCCAGCAACCAGCGTGATCTCATCCGAATTGTGATTGTAAGGCCAGTAGAGGTAGTACTGATTGATGTCGTGGATAGAAGAGTTCACCGCATCCTTTATCGTGCCGTGAAACCCTTTTGCGGTGGCAAAGTTGGTAGTTGTTAGTTCTACCTCGTTTAAGCGCCTGCCAACCTCGTTGACGATATCGAGATAATTGTACGGCATCAGCTACGCTCCCTCACTCGCAAGTTAATTACTCGTTTCGTAACAATAGCAGCACTTGTTTTAGCTGACGAACTCGTTGTAATTTCACAGACAAGTTTGTTGTCTATGTTCGCAGTGCCACCGGACAGCACAATAGTTGCGGTCGTGGTCGTGTTCGAAATACTGTTTACAGTGATGCCGTTGAACGTACTTGAAGCAGATAAGTTACTCGATTCCGTGCCGTTTGCTTGTATAAAGCGCCACGCAACAGAAGCTATGGTTACACTGTCGAGATCGAGATATCGAGACCAGTCTACAGTGTAGTCTAGCTGTTCGTCCGGGTCTTTGTCAGGCCAACGTAATGACATGTTATGCTACCTTTGCTAATCTTTTTTCGGGCTGCGCTACTAGTATTACCCGTGCTTTTGGTCCACTAACGGATACTTCTCGTATAGATTCTTTACGAACAAATACTGTGCGCTGGTTGTCCTGTAAAACATAAACGATACGGTCTGATGGTTCTCTTACTGCTATTTCTCGTACAGAATCTTGACCGATAAACGTAATACGATTTTGATTATTTACTGCAGATTCGTGTGCTACTCTTTTTTCGGGTTGCGCTATAGATATTATGCGGGACGTTTCTCTGCGAACAAATGCAACGCGCTGATCGTCTTGTAAAATATGTATAGTGCGATCAGATTCTGCATCGACATATGCGACACGATCTCGATTGTACAGAGCCGGATCGAAGCGGAAAGAAAGGAACCCGACTGCAACGACTGTCGCTGCACCAGATGTATCCCCTGTGCCTTTCCCTATGAATGCAGCCGTGCCGGAAGTAGTGGCTGTGCCTGTTACGCCTGACGTACCATCTGTAATTAAGTTACCAGAAGAACTAGCGGATGATGCGGCGGAACTCGTTGCGGATACGTTCGCAAACAAGTTTCCTGTTGCTGATACGGATGCCGCTCCCGTAATCGAAGCCGCTCCGTCAAAAGAAAATCCGCCTGTTGCAGAAGCACTAGCCGCACCCGTGACACTAACTGCGCCTTTTGCAACAAGTGTCCCAGTAACAGATACAGAACCTGTACCGCTGACACTAGCTGCCCCTCTTGCAACAAGTGCCCCTGCCACGGAGACAGATGCCGCCCCACTGACGCTGCCCGTTTCTAACTGTACACGAGAGCCTGTCGCAGATACAGAGGCTGCACCACTAACACCCCCTGCCCCTGCCGCCGTGAGAGTTGGACTGCTAGATACAGAGCCTGCACCACTGACGCTAGCTGTTTCTGACTGGATGCGTGTTCCAGTAACAGATACAGAAGCCGCACCACTAACACTGCCTGTTTCCGACCGTATGCGTGTGCCGGTTGCGGATACGGATGCTGCACCACTAACACTGGCTGTTCCAAATTGAACACCAGAAAATGTTGCAGATGCAGACGCTGTACCACTAGCACTTGCCTGCCCTTTAGCAATAAGCGCACCCGCCGCAGACACAGAGCCTGCACCACTGACGCTAGCTGTTCCTGACTGAATACGTGTTCCAGTAGCAGATACGGACGCTGCCCCACTAGCGCTACCTGTTTCTGACTGGATACGTATCCCGCTAGCGGATACAGATGCTGCGCCACTAGCGCTACCTGTTTCTGACTGGATACGTATCCCGCTAGCGGATACGGACGCTGCACCGCTAGCGCTACCTGTTTCTGACTGGATGCGTATCCCGCTAGCGGATACAGATGCTGCGCCGCTGACGCTAGCCGTTACTAAGTGAACACGTGCCCCGGAAGCAGATGCAGAAGCTGCACCGGATATAGACCCTGCACCGCTATGAAGAGTGCCAGCATTATTTGAAAATGGTGCTTCCGCAAATGCAAAGGTCGAAAACAAAGTTCAGTCCTACTTAATCCTCAATAGGGTTTGTCCGAAAAATATTCATCAAGCCACTCTTGCGGCAGGTCTACCCACTCTGTCTCGCCTACATCTTTCAAACTTTTATAATGCGCCCTGTAATGTCGTATTACCTTTTTGATAAACCATTCATGTTCACCAGTAAGAGCCGCGTTCGCTTGACGAAAAGCTGGCGCGTATTTGTAAATTGATTCTGTGCATCCATCTTTTAATGATGCCATAATGATACCTAACTGCTAAATCTTACTTGTGTAATTGTAGATGTGTTTGTGTTTGAGAAGTCTTCATCAGAACTGGTCAAGGTAGCCACTGTCGTCCAGTTTACGTTGTCGCTCGATCCTTGAACAACAAAACACGTTCCAGAACAGGTATTAGTGTACCCATCGTTAAAACGCATCAGCATTGAACTAATCGATCTAGCAGTGCCTAAATCCCATGTCAGAACTATGCTTTCATAGACTTTAGATGTTGGAACTGGACTCCAATTTGAATTACTGTATGTGCCAAGCGTCCACCACGCTGATTGGTATATGCTTGTGCTTGTTGTACCCAAGTAATTGAACATATCTTCAATGCCATACGTGCTTGAATAGCTAAAGTTGGTTGTGACCGTGTTTGTCTGACTGTTAGAAGTCCAACTATGCTCAAACTTACTTACGCTGGGTGTGCTGCCTGCGTTTGTATCCGGATACACCGTGCCACTTTGATTTGTACCCGAATACATTCTCCAGTCTTTAAAAGCGACTTGGTTGTCGAAATCTTTGATGCGCCAGTACCTATATGTCGAGGCTGTCATAGATATCTGTGGCGGGTCAGCAACGGTAACAGTAAGTGTCGCAACCTCGCTTTCTAAATCTCCAAAATCTTGACACTGTACCTCTATGGTGTATTGAGAGCCGTTGTTCGAACTACCAAAAAAATAAGTGGAGCTAGATATGTCTATACCGATAGTGCCTGTTGGGCGTCCATCGGCATCAGTGTCAATATCAATAACCTCGCTACCAGATATCAAACTATCCATGTCATAAATGACTGTGCCGCTACTGTTCTTTATAACCACTTTATATGCTGGCAAATCGTAGCTGCTATTATTAGTAACCGTAAATTCATACAGAGTTTTTGTGTTATTTGTTGTACTTGCTCCGCTTAAAGTTGGCGTGACAGAAATGCCTAAATTTGTATTCTGCCAAACCGCAGCCGTTGAGTTGTATTTAAGAAGATCATTGTTCTGAACAGATGAAATGGTTACATCACTTAGGCCATTCAGATTGCTTGCACCGCCACCGCCACCGCCGCCACTACTTGCAAACGTGATGCTGTCACCTGACGCATCTGTTGTAATGGTCATGTTGCTACCAGCAACAAGCGTTAGCGTGTCAGTGCTGGAATCAGCAACAACATCAGACTGTCCAGAAACAGATATTGTTTTGAAACTATCTGATGCGCTACCACCGCCACCGCCAGAACCATTGCTTGCGGATGTGACGCGGCCTTGAGCGTCAACGGTAATATCAGCGGATGTGTACGATCCAGCAGAGACTGCCGTGTTCGCCAGTTTATCAGCAGTCACTGCGTCGTCGGCAATCATCCCTGTTGCCACTGTGCCAGTATCACCTGTGCCAATAAGTGTTCCAGATGCCGTTGGCAAAACAAGGTCAGCACTACTAGCTTCAGAGTGAGGCGCACCCTTGAGCGTTTGAGCGTGAGCGTTGCTGCTCTCACAGTAAAACTTGATCTGGCTGACGGCGGACCCATCGTTCTTTAGGTCTATCAAACCGCCAGAAATGTACACGTCGCCGCCAGCGTCTTCAAACACAGCCTTCTCTGCTGGTTGTGTGATGAATATGTCCCGTGTGCCGGATGTCCAGTTGACCGCTGCGTCACTGTTACTCGACTGCAAGATTGTTGTACGTGCGAGAGTTGTGCCACTTGCCGTGTAAGTGCCGATACCTATCTCAAAATCGGTGCCGTCTGTGCAGCAGTAATAGGTAGTGTTACCGTTACCAACAGTAGAAAACGCCTCAAACCCCGTAACAGCGCCAGCAAGAGTGTACGTGCCAGTTCCGGTGGTCGTAGTCGTTTCTTTGACTCTGTCTTTAAGAACGAGTGCCATTACGTCTCTTGGATGGAGATTGAACCTACAGCAAAGTTAAGTTTATCGCCGTCTGCGATAGTTTTACCACCACCCGTCAGGGCACCGTAGTAAAGAAGATTGTCAGGACTCCCTCCTGCAGTCGCTCCATCCCAAATTCCAAAGTGTGTCACAGTGCCGAAAGACCCGCCACTAGCTTCAAACTCTTCTTCAGAAGTGTTGGTACAGGTTCCGTTGCTGTGTGCGCCAAAGGTTATTGCCTGACGAGAATAGTTGTTACCGGACACTTCTGCGCCGCTCCCTGCGTCAGTAGGATCAGCAGTGTGTAACGATAGGTACACAGCAGAGGGCGAGGTGAAAGATACGTTTCTGAGAACATGCTCTATTAACTTCCCCTCAAGGTAGTTAGACTTTGCAGACATAGTTTACTCCTTTGTTTATGTCTTATTAGGATCGTAACGCTCTTCTACAGAAACGGTTACGAGTATAGTGTTAGAGGTTGTTGCCGTAGCCTTAATAACATCCCCCGCATCTAAAAACAGTGGAGTATTCATATCCACTAGCGCTACAGAGGAATTAGACGATATAGCACGTGCCTCGAATATGTTTGTTGTAACCCCTCCGGCTACTCTCTGTACAAGTATGTTTCGATTAGTCGAATCCGTATTAGATAAAATAATAGCCTGAACCACAGACGAGTGATTAGCAGGCACCGTGTATACCGTCGTCTGGCCCGTCGTGGTTAGGTCAACTGATTTTGTGACAAGTTTAGTAGCCACTATCGTACCTTCCTATACGCGCGGGTCTTCTTCGCTATCTTCTTCGGTTGCCTAGAAACCTGTTTACCCTTCTTCGTCGCCTTACGCTTTGCGCGAGTCGTAGCAGCGTACTCTTTCGCGGATAGCGCCTTAATAGCTTTTTCCGGTAGATATCTCTCCCCGGTAGCTTTCGGACCTTGTGTGGACGGCTTCCCACTACGTGTACGCCACTTCTGCTTAGTCCAAGCGGTCAAAGAGCGTTGGCTCTTCTTCTTCGGCATCCTCTATCTCCATCGTGAGTGTAGCCAGTGCGGCTA